CATATCCATGCTTTTCTCAGGTATAAGGATAAGGTCGAGTTCAAATCAGACCGATGGGATATAGGTTCATATCATGGAAACTATCAGGCGGCAAAGAATTGGAAGGGTGTTCTTCAGTATTGTCAGAAGGAAGGCAACTATATCTCTAACTTTGATCCAGATGCAGCAAAGTCAAAGAGAGCAGCACGGAATAAGCAGATAGTAACAGAAGATCCAAAGAAGTTGGTTGATGAAGGTATAATACCTATAGACAGGTTACCAAATATCATCAAGGCAACCGATATCTACCGATTACTTGAGCCAGCCCAGGACATGGAGACATGCAGAGGAATCTGGATATATGGCCCACCAGGAGTCGGTAAAAGTCATGTGGTACGCAAGTTGTTCCCAAGAGAACAGTTGTACATCAAGGCTCAGAATAAGTGGTTCGACGGATATCGAGGTCAAACAGTTGTCTTGGTTGACGACTTTGACTTACAAGGAAAGTGCCTTAGCCATTACCTTAAACTCTGGGCAGATAAGTGGTCAGCATCAGGAGAGATCAAGGGATATGCGACAAATCTGCATCACAGACTATTCATCATCACCTCAAACTACGCCATTGGACAGGTCTTTCCAGAGAACGAAGATCACTACTTGCATCTCGCAATTAAGAGGCGTTTCTCCGTTATTCACATGCAACGAAGAGATGACTCAGATCAGATCAGAGCAATATTGCAGGAACGATACGATGCAGCAGTCAAGTCTGATCCAATTCGACCAGATGAACTCTATCCAGCAGGAGGAGTTCCAGTTAACCCATTCGCTGATGGAGGTGACTAATCCTCAAGATGAGATTTTTTAACTAATGATTTTTAAATATAAGAAAACGGCATTTAGAATTATAATAGTATTTTAATTCGATGCAGCGATACTCGGCACGGAGGCCAACTGGTAAATACACAACCAAATACCGTACGCAGCGCAGAAAGTCAAGGTTGACTAAGCAAATGAAGGGAATGTCAGCGATCAAAGCAGGAAGTACTTTTGTACGAACTTACAACAAGTTTTATCCATCACTTTCACCAAATCTCCAATTGTGCGTTCCAGCATTTGGTGATACGAGGTTTGCTTTTAGTACTTATTCACCATCAGGATTAGGAGCAAACTGTACTTACTTCTTTTATGATCCTATAGATCTGACTCGTCCTATCAACTTGGCAGCAACAGATGCAGGTGAGAACCTCTTTAGTCCTCAGATCAGATATCTAATGGGCTTATATCAGGAAGCAAGACTGAGAATGACGAGGTATCAATTTGACTTTTCTTTAGATTGCATTTCAACTAACTTTATTAGTGGCAATAGTCAGAATCCACCAGATAGATTAGATGTTGCAGTAGGAGTTGTTCCACTACAATACATGCGTTCTAGTACTGGTGTTTCTCACTCCATAGCTCAAGCAGGTGATCAACAGATAGGCGTAGATTATTATTCAGCTCTTACTCATATGAAAGGTGCTCAGTTCTTTTCATTGACAACGAATGGTGATAAGAGCAATTACAAGGCTACAGTTTATGTAGATGGATTATCACATACTGGCAACATATTGTCACTTACTTCGAGCAATTCATGGGATCCATCTCAAAGGACTCCATCTACTACGATAACTTATCCTACTGTTTCAAATCAAAATGTAGTCCTTCTTGCACTGAGGTACAAGTGTCATACTGATGTTAATATCAGTAATGATTTCCATGTAAGAATGTCACTCAAAGTTGATTCTCATTATCACTTTACTGATCTTGTGCCTCAGTTCCCTTATGCTAATACAACCCAGATACAGTAGTTAACTAATGTTTTTCTTTGAACCCTAATAATCACTAGCCCGAGAGTTTAGGTCTAGGGTTGACTGGTTTCATGACGATGAGTTTTAACACTCTTAAAAGTCAGTGCTGTCAACCCCAGATTAGCCGAACCTGCCGCCGGTCCGATTTTCCGAAATCGGCTTAATATTACTAGGCGGCATTTCGGCCCAAAGGGACCAAATTTCCCAAATTTCATGCGCTGTAAGTGACCATTTAATGGATCACTAGGTTCTATAATTAGAACCCAACATTCACTATATAAGCGCTGCGGTATTTTTAATATAATGAGCGACGGAGTCTTCACATCAGATGAGCTTGATGCTTTGTTTGCAGACCTAGAAGATCAGTATCTAGGCAAGCGTGATGTTGAAGACTTAGATCCTCCACTACAGAGGACACACTGTCAGGAACAGGTCTTCAAAGAAGAAGAAGAAGACGACAACCCTATTACAAAAGGTGGTCGTAATCGTGCTAAAGGTTGGTTTTTGACATATCCTAAATGTCCATTAGAGCCAGAACAAGTATTGGCTCATTTTCGGACTATGCCATATGCTATCAAGGATTACTGCATAGCCAAAGAAGAACACAAGGATGGTACAACCCATATCCATGCTTTTCTCAGGTATAAGGATAAGGTCGAGTTCAAATCAGACCGATGGGATATAGGTTCATATCATGGAAACTATCAGGCGGCAAAGAATTGGAAGGGTGTTCTTCAGTATT